GCATTCCCGGAATGACAGAAGATGAAGCAGGAGCCGTTGCAGGCGGAACCACATTCGTTGAATACGTGGGCGGAAGCTTCTCCAACCTTTCAGGGAGCTTCTTTTGATATGAGCGCGGACAATTCCGGATTTGAGCAATTGGCTTTGGTAATAAGCGAAATCAAGGAACGGGCTTCCGATCTCTCCCCCGTCATGGATGAGGTTGGAAGCAAGCTCCAATCATCCGCAGAAGATGCCATTGAAGGCCGCACAAGCCCGCATGGAGCCTCTTGGGAACCAAGGGAGCCCAGCACCCAAGCCATACGAGGCGGACGAATCTCGGGCCGTCTGAAAGCCTCCCTTGGCGTCTCTTTATCTGCCCATGGTGCGGAGCTTTTTTCTCCCTTGCCATATGCCGGCGTTCAGAACTTTGGAAACGAACGCAACCGCTTCTTTGGCGGAATGGTGAAACCAATCCCGGCAAGGCCCTTCTCCCCAATCAATCGGGCCGGCAATCTTCCGGAAGCTTTGGAGCATGAGATTGGAGAAATCGTCCTTTCCTTCATCCTGGAGAATAAACAATGACGACACAAATTTCAGGAGATACCGGGATATCCCAAGTGCAGGATGCCAGTATCGCAGCTAAGGATTTAGCGGGTGGTACTGGCTCAGGGAACTTGACGCAATATACCGCTGCGGTTACCCCGCTTCCGTCATCTGGCGTGAGTTTTTCTGCGTCGCATTCGCTAGGCGCCGTGCCTTCGGAGGCTGTTTTAGAGATTACATGTTTGACAGCAGAGCTTGGGTATTCGATTGGTGATGTGATCGAAATTCGCGGCGCATGGAATGGATCAAATATTTTGATCCCTTCGTCAGTTAGCAAGAGCACCTCAGCAGTCGGTTTTCCTGTTACTCCAGGTCATACCCTGTACGTGCAAAATAAATCAACCGGTGCAAGCGCCAGCCCGACAGCCGCTAACTGGTCCTATCGCTTCCGTCTGAGGGCTGCATAATGTCACTACTCAAAACAATCAAAGCCCAACTTGGCCTCTCAGTCACCACTGCCAATAACTTCACCCTAACTGCGGAAGCAGATAACGGGACGATGAAGCTGGCGCGAGGTAATGCTGGTGCAACCACTCAGGACATTCTGACGGTGGATGCGAGCGGGAATCTGAAGCCAGGCGTACTTGGTAACTACGCTAGTGATTCCGCAGCAGCAACTGGTGGCGTTCCTATAGGCGGCTTGTATCACTCATCTGGTGCTGTGAAAGTGAGGGTTTCCTAATGACAATCACATTCAAAGCAAATCCGGATGGTGTCACTGGCGCTATTCAAGTTAACGGTAATGATGTTGTTGTAGTCGGCTCTCATGGGATTACCCAAGGGGCAATGGTTGGTTTAAGAAATAAGATCATCAATGGCGCATTTGGCATCAATCAGCGTGTTTATGTTTCCGGCGCTGCGACATCTGCTGGGCAATATACCCTAGACCGCTGGAAGGTAACGGGTACTGGTGGCATCACGTTCAGTACGGTTAATAATAAAACCACTGTGACTATTCCGGCAGGTCAAACACTTCAGCAAGTTATTGAAGGGCTGAATCTGGCTACTGGAGATTACGTCCTGTCTTGGGAAGGAACTGCACAGGGTCGAATTGGTGCAGGCTCTTATGGAGCATCTGGATCAGTGAAGGCTTCAATTACTGGCGGAACGAATACCACAATTGAGTTCAATACTGGAACCGTTGCGAATGTGCAGCTTGAGGCTGGGAATATTGCTACTCCGTTCGAGCATCGGCCTTATGGGGCTGAGTTGGCGTTGTGTCAGAGGTATTACGAGGTTGTGGACGCCTATGTGACCTTCCCTACGGCAGCCGCTGGGGTGGCTGCTTCCGCGCAATTCACCTCCGAAAAAAGGGCGACACCCTCGGTTGCAAGGCTTTCGGACTTCATCACTGCAAGCGAGGCTGGCACCATTGTCGGGGCTGTTTCCACAAGAGCCTTTGCCTACACGAAAGCCGGGAGTTCTTCGGTAATCGGCGGGCGTTTTGCCGCATCTGCGGAGCTTTGACCATGGCCTACAAACTGACTACCACCGACGCCGTGATCCGAATGGCCGACGGCGCGTTCATCCCCGCCGACCCAGCCAACACGGACTACGCTGCCTATCTCAAGTGGCTCTCAGAAGGCAACACACCGGAGCCTGCTGACCCGTTACCAGAACCAGCGCCGGAACTTGATCCTGTTGAGAAGTTGCGACAGTTTCTTTCAGCTAATCCAGATGTGGCTGCAATCCTATGATCCGCTACATATCCTTGCTCTGCATCTACATCCCGTTCTACTTGCTGGCCATGTTGTTGGCTCCAGTGCTGCCACTCTTTGCAGAGCTACGTAATGGCCCGATTGATAATGCTAACGGTGAAGGTGTTGAACCCAGACTACCTAAATGGCTATCTTGGTTTGATACCTCAACAGATAACAGTCTATGGGGAGATCATGGATGGCGAACCAAGCACTGTCCTAAATACTGGCAAAGCTACTTGGGTATGGTGCTGTGGCTTTGGCGTAATCCTGCTGCTGGTTTCTGTTGGAAAGTCCTGGCGCATGAGATGGAGGCCGGCGAGGTGCTGACCTACACCCATTCAGGAAACCACCTCGATGTTGATAAGGGCCAAAGCAAGTATGGCTGGTATTTCATCCGATCGACATCCGGTGCTTTCTCGTTGCGGTGGTGCAAGAAGGTAGGGTCGAAGGTTCTCTCCTTTGAAGCTGGGTGGTTGCTAGACGTTTATCTTAAAGATAATGAAGCAATCTTAAAACATCCTAAAGCAACCTTTCAGTTTCAACCACAAATTAAAACAGCTTTTAAGGAATAGGTATGTCCGAAATACAGAACAGACGAACCGATGATCAACGTCTAACAGAAATCGAAATTAAGTTAGATAAACTAGCAACAGATGTAGAAGACCTAGTGGCCGCTTGGAAGGCGGCTGCTTGGTTAGTAGGTCTTGTTAAATGGTTAGGTGCTCTTGCTCTAGCAGGAACAGCAATTGTTACTTTTATGAAAGGAAAGTAAATGTCTACCAGCGGCTCAACAGATTATACTCAAACTAGGGATGATATTATTAAACGTGCTCTACGTTTGATTGGTGCCTTAGCTCAGGGGGAGTCCCCAACAACCGATCAGGTCACTGAAGCCGCTGTTGCTCTTAATGGCCTAGTAAAAGCTTGGGAGGCAGATGGTATGCCTCTCTGGGCTATTAAAGAACGTACTATTACTTTAGTCACCAACACAAACACATATACATTAGATACACCAAAACCATTAAAAGTTCTACAAGCTTGGTATCGTAATACTACTTCTAATGTTGATGTACCAATGCGAGTAATTACTCGTGAAGAGTATAATAGATTAGGTAATAAAACTTCGTCTGGAACCCCAATTCAAATTTACTATGAACCACGTAGGGATGATGGTGTTCTACATGTATTCCCAACACCTTCTGCTACTGATGCGTCTGCTGTTAGTATTTATATTGTTTATCAAGCTCCCTTTGAAGACTTTGATGTTGCAACAGATACACCTGACTTTCCACAGGAATGGTATGATGCTGTGACGTATGGGCTAGCCTGTCGGTTGGCACCTGAGTACGGCCTACCCATTCCAGACAGAAAAACACTATGGCAGGAGATGACTATCATCAAACAAGATGCTCTTAACTTTGGTTTGGAAGAAGGCTCGATCTATTTTCAAGTTGATCGTAGGAGTTGGTAATGGCACAGATTCCCGGATTAGGTCTTGATCAGTCACAGTTAGCAGATGTAATCAATCAACAGTATAAAGGTTATAGTCAGAAGCAGAGAAATCAGATGATGCAATCTGCTGCTGCTACTCCAGATAATTGGGGTTCTATTACAGAACAAGCAAATAAAACTGCAACACAACCAACTGAGTTTTTAGGTGCTGGTCGTTTAAATAATATTCCAACAGTGTCTAAAGATGGGCAACAGTGGCAAAGAGTGGATTCAGATACACAACAAAATATTGCTCCTTGGATGTCTTCTAATCACACTGACCCATATCAAAATGAATTTGGTTCATATTATGATCAAGCTTCTTATAAGCAGTATCAGAATGCGGTAAAAGCTAGAGACTGGGTTAACACCTATATTAACCCAACAAGGCAGGTTCAAGATACACCTATACAATCTTGGCAACAATTAATGGATACTTATGGCCAGACTCCTTCGGGTGGTTGGTCTGACGCAAATACAAAAAATCACCACACCGTACCAAAATACCTTGATGGGCTTCAGCTTAACCCGGCATATAGTCGAGAAAAGCCTCTACTACAGCGTTGGCAAGATGACACGTCGTACCTTCCTAACTTTTCGCTATACGGGTCTGGTTCACCAGAAGACACTCAGCGCGGATTTAACGTGCTCCAGCGTATGTCGCCTCAGAACATCGGAGAGTTCTGGGGTCTCTCTCCAGAGGTACAAAAAGGTATCCTAGAAAATCCCGGAATCTCCTTACAACAAATGAAAGCTACAGCTAACCCAGCTAACAACGATTGGTTATCTGTTGGTGCTGAGGGTGGTCTACGTGATATTAGTAATTGGCAATGGAACACGAAATCAGGTTTAACACCAGAAGCTGGAAGTTATTTACAGATTCATGATGATAACAATGGTTTGTTAGGATCATTTAATCAGTTTATGAATAAAGTTGATCCACTCAATGGTGCTATTGAAAGTGGTGTGGCTAATCTACTTGGATACGATAGCGGCCTTGATATGGTAAGACAAATTGGTGAACCAGTTGGTAACATTGCTGGTTATTTTACTGGTGGTGTTCCTTGGGGTTCTATTGTCATGGGTTTAGATAATATATCAACAGGGAACGATCAAGCACTTTTAGGTAATGTTGTTAACGGTGCTTTAAGTTATGCTGGTTCTTCTGGTGCTTTTGGTGATGGTACATCTGTTTTGGGTTCTGGTGTTGACTTAGGTTCTACTACCGCGAACACAGCAGCAGGTAACTTTTTAGTAAACTCTGGAGCTAACTATGCTCGCACCGGTGATCTGGAAAACTCACTCAAAGCCGCAGCTTTCAGCACAGCCTCAGGAGCCGCTGGAAATTGGTTGGGTAATGCGACACAAGGACAACTAGGAGAAATCGCGTCTAAGGCTCTTGGCGGGGCTGCTAGCGGTGGTTTGAGCAGCCTATTCGCTGGTAATAGTCCTGTTAATGGTTCCCTGTTTGGTGCAATGTCTGGTGGTCTGCATGGTTTCTTAAATTCCACAGATCGTAGTAACAATACATACAATCAGAAACAAAACATAGCTAATAGGAACACAGCACAAACAGCAACTAAGTTAGCTAAACTTTTTGTAAAGAAATAATATGGCACAACAACAAAGACGAACTCCGGGTATTCCAAGTGTAACCCGATTACCTCTAATGGGTGCTTACTCAAATAGAGGTTCTGATCCAACAACTGACCAACGCTTTGTTAATATCTTTCCAGAAACTAGAAAGGTAGAGCAATTAGAAAACACTAAAATCTTTTTAAATAAAAGACCGGGTTTGTCTCTGTATAAAAACTTTGGTACTGGCGAAGGTCGTGGTTCTATTTACTTCAATAATAAGTTTTACATTGTTATTGGTAATACTGTGTATGAAGATGGTGTTACTCCAACGAGTAAGATTACTCTATCTACTAGTACTGGTCCTGTTGGTATGTTATTAGGTAATTCTAGTACTCTTGGTGACTATCTTTTTATTACTGATGGTACATTAGCATGGATTATCCAAACAAACGGCGTTGTCACACAAATTACTGACGCTGATTTTCCTACACCACATGTCCCCACACCAATCTTTATTGATGGTTATATTGCTTTAGCAAAGGGTAGTGATATTTATACATGTGATGTTGATAATCCATTAGGTTGGACAGCATCTAACTTTATCTCTGCTGAGATGTTTCCTGACCCTATTGTAGCTTTGTCTAGACAGAATAATCAGGTAGTAGCTTTAGGACATAATTCAATTGAGTTCTTTTATGATGCTGCAAATGCCGCTGGTAGTCCACTAAGTCGTAACGATTCTACTACCATTCAGATGGGTTGCGCCGCACCATATGCTCTTATTGGTAATGAGAAGTATGTATTCTATATTTCTCAATCAGATTCTGGTGGTAGGGCAGCTTGGTTGATTGATGGTTTCCAACCTAAAAAAGTCTCGGACGAATACATAGAACGTATCCTAGATGCAGAAGTTGATATGACTGATTGTCGTGGTTTTGGTCTTAGAACTAAGGGCCATTTGTTTTATGTAATTAATTTAAAAACCTCTAATAGGACTTTAGTATATGACTCAGATGAAAAGTTATGGCATGAGTGGGCTTCTAACACCACTGGAACTAATGGTGTTTTTCAATACGATTGTATGGCAGACAACACAACTGGTGCTGCATACCTGCTCCACACAACTAATGGAAACCTATACAAACTAGACCCCAATCATTATCTAGATAATACTACACCAATTATTGTTCAACTCATCACAAATAAATATGATATGGATACATACCATAGAAAGTTTATGCACTCTTGTAAAGTTGTTGGTGATAGATATCAGGTTGCTAATAGTCTACGATTGCAGTGGACTAATGATGATTATCAAACATGGTCTAATGAAAAAACAATTAACTTAACAGACGACTACCCCGCCTTTCAACGAATGGGTGTGTTTAGACGTAGGGCATTTAAAATAACACATGATGCAAATACTCCACTACGTTTAGAAAGTCTTGAAGTGGAATATATTGAAGGAGATACATAATGGCCAGTGGATTACCTCCACCACCAGTTAACGATCAACCGGGTTCCTTTGCTTGGTTAGAATGGTACAGACAACTAAGAAATTATGTATCTACATCTGGTTCTGTTCCTTGGTATATTATTAACTTCTCTGGTTCAAATATTACTGATATTGCCACTAGGCTTCATAATAATTTGCAAGGTATACAAGGTGGTACTGCTGGAGAACATTATCACTTAACAAATGCAGAAAAAACTGGGTTAACAACAGCAACAGACACCACACTACACTACCACTCATCTGATAGAGATAGAACAAACCACACAGGAACACAAAGTTATACCACTATAACTGGATTAGGCCCACTAGCAACAGCTTCTGCAGGTTATTCTGGTACGGTTTCTTTAGCTAAGTTGACAACTGGTGGAACAAATGGTACAATGACAGTAGTAAACGGTATTATTACGGCTGTAACGCAGCCAACTTAATTGGAGTTAATATGGGTATTTATGACGACAACTATGATTTTGGAAATGATTCACAGTTTTCAGAAGATCAACTAAACAGCCCCGGATTAGATATAGATGGTGGTGGTTATAATTATGAACAAGGTTCATTCCAGATGCCACAACAAGGCACAGGATTTGACCTTGAATCAAATATTAGTAACTTTCCAGTAGATGGTTGGTTACAAAATGGAACTGATTGGGGTACGGTTGATCAACAAACTGGATCAAATTTTACTAATCCAATGATAGATATGCAGAATAGTTTACCAACTATGGGTAGTGTTGGTAACACGTTAGCAGGGTTATTTAATAATAAAGGGTTTGTTACTGGTTTGGGTGCTCTTGCTGAAGGATATCAGAATAAGAAGAAGGCTGCTGCTCTACAGAATATGGTATCTTCTATGAGACAACCACTTGATCCTTTTGGTTCTCAACGTCAGTTCTATCAACAGCAATTACAACAATCAGTACAAGACCCATACTCTTCTCCCATTGTTAGTGCTCAGGTAGAACAACTTAAACGAGCACAGGATATTAAGAATGCTGCCGCTGGTCGTAGATCAAACTCTGCTACTACTGATCCTGCTCTAATGGCTGCTATGGCCGGTGTTGCTCAGAACTATATGAATAGTCTACAGACTCCGGCTGGTGCTAACATTAGCCCACAGGGTTTGTCTAGTCTAATGTCTGCTCAACAGCAAGGAATTAATGCTGGTATTAATGGTTATATGTCTCCAGCTCTATCTGCATTAGGTAAGTCTGCTGGTACAGATCAAAACACTAAAACAATAGAAGCATTAAGAGAGTTTCTCACTGGAGGTAAATAATGGCCTTACCTATGATTGAAACTGGTTATAAACCAGAGTTTGGTCTTGGTGCTGTTTATCAAGGCTTTAATGCTGCTAATGCTGATATGTCTGCACAGGAGGAACTCATTAAGCAGTTCCTCGCTAACCAACGTGAACAGCAGATGCAACCAATGGATGTAAACATTAAACGTACAGAGTCTGATAGAGCAACTGCTGGTCGTAGTCCTGAGATGCTTGATGCTTATCAGCGTGGTTATATTGGCCAGATGAATTCACAAGATGCTTCAGGTCGAAAAGCTATGGAGACTGCCCAAGGTGAGATTGATTTAGCTAATGCTGCTAATAGAAATAAGATTACAACTGAACAGTTACTTAAAAGACTTAATGATCTAAAGCAAACTCGTATTGAAGGTGGTGGTCAGATTGGTTTTGGTATGCAACCACAAACACAACAACCAACACAATCTGGTTTTAATTGGCAAGTCCCACCAGAAGTACAAGCACAACGCGATCAAGGTCGTATTGGTATTCTACGACAAGAGAAGCAGCAGTTCCCCAATGATCCTATGTTGGCTAAAGAACTCGCTCTTGCAGAAGCTAACATTGATAAGACTCCGTCTTTACCACAACCAATTAATGCCAATGATTCACCGTTAGTGCAACAAGCTCCAAAACGTAATGGTGGTATTACTCCCGGTGGTCCTGAGTATGAGGCTGTTATGCAGGCTCTTGTTGATACTCCTGAACTACGTCAGAAGTTACTGCAAGGTGATCAGAAACTAGATAGTGCAGAATTCCAGCGTATGCTAGCTCTGGCTGCTGCCGAACGAACCTCTGCTGCTAGAGGAAGTGCTGGTAAAGACCCATACATTGAGTGGAACAAACTAACACCACAGAAACAAATGATGGCTCTTGAAGCTGCTCGTGTTCTTGGTATCAATCCAATCACTAGACAACCCATACAACCCGGCGAACAAGAAGCTTTTGATGCTACATATCAACAAGGTGCAGCACTATCGGCACTACCTGTTCAACCTAAATCTGGTTCTATTGATATTGGCGCACAAACTCAAGGTGAGGTTAAAACAAACCCAACACCTTCGGTTAATATGCGCCAAGCTGGTGGACAAATTAAACTCACACCAGAACAAAGAGCAGAACTAATTAAGAAAATACAAGGAAAATAAATGGATGTAAATAGCCTATCAGATGATGACCTCATTGCGTTATCACAAAATAACTTTGATGCCCTATCAGATGATGGGCTAGTCTTCCTTGCTTCACAGAAGAAACGTAAAACAACTTTTGGTGAAGACGTTGGTATTGCTTTAAACCAAGCATCACAACCTCTTGTTAAAGCTTCTGGTCTGTTAGCAGGTGGTGTTGCTGGTCTTCTAGGTAAAGAAGAAGCACAAGAAAATATCTATAAAGGTATGCAAAACATCTCAAAGTCCATGAACGAATATTGGACTCCTAAAGATGCTGAACAAACCTTTGGCGGTAAACTAGCTGGTGCTGCTACAACACTACCAGTACAAATGGCTGGTATGTTATTTAGTCCTGCTGAAACTGGTACTACTTTTATTGATAATGGTGAATCACTTGATGCTGCCCAAAAGGCAGCATTAATTGACACCGCAGGTAACGTGGCTGGTCTAGCCTATAATCCTGTTGGAAAAATCCTACCAACTATGGCTAAGGCTGCTGGCTTTAACGTAGCACAGGATGTGGCAACAAAAGCAATGATTAGTGATATTGCTAATCAGAAAGAAACAAAAGAACAATTTAAACCAACACTAGAATCTGCTGCTATTAGCGGTATTATTGGTGGTGGCTTTGGTGCTCTTGGAGCTGGTGGTGATGCCAAGCTCAATGTTAAAGTTGGTAAGACAGATTATGATACACCATTACCAAAAGACAAAACACCATCATACGGGTTAATTAAAAATATTGAAGATGCTAAGATTACTCTTGAAACAGAGAGAGCATCTATTGAAGAACAACTATCTAGACAGGGCGACATGGATTCTGAATACTCTCAGAAACTTATCTCTGATCTAAAACAAAAAGAACAAGCTATTCTAAATCTAGATATTGCTCTAGGTAATAAAGTAGATCGCCCTGCTCCAGAAGTTAAATCTGATTTAGAGACTGAGTATCGTCAAGCCGAATCTGCGCTGGTTGATGTTGAAGCTGAGTATAAAACTCTTGCTCAGAAGGGTGCTGCTCTTACTGGTGAAGAGAAAGTTAGACTACAGCAACTACAGGAAGAACATGCTACTCTATCCGATTACTTAGAACAGAATGCTGCTAAAGTTTATGGTGAAGATATTGGTGCTGAAGCAGTACAAAATAAAACACTAACAGAAGTACCACAAAATATAAAACAAAGTTTCGAGCCATTATCGGATATGGTGTCTGTTAATGATGCCGTTATGTCTAAAGATTATTCTGGTGTTTCTAAAAGAAACCTAGAAAAAGCTATTGAAATTAAACAACAAAAAATAGATGAAGTACGGGAATCTATTTTACAGCATGGAATAGGATCACCTCAAGGGCAACGTGCTTTATCTTTTTATGATATTCTCAGAAAAGAATTAGAGCACATTGAAAATGCGTATAATAAAAAAGTAAAAACAGAACAAACATCTCAAGATAGTTTTATTCAATTAAATCGTGAGATGCTTTCGTCAGAACATGCTGTACCATTACGACAAGTATTAGAAACAGATGGTCTGCGTGGTGGACTTGCTTATTTAACAAAAGTAGCTGAAGGAGTTAATGCTTCTGTTGTTTCTAAACTACAAGGTAAGTTGGCCAAAGCTTTACTAGATAACCCATTAGTTAATGCTGTAGTACGTTTCAATGAGACTATGGACCCATTGGGTAGATACAATAATATAGAGGGTGATATTACTATTAGGGGCAATCCTGATCCTGAGGTTGTTCTACACGAAGCTACTCACAGTGCAATCAACAAAACTATGTCATTACATCTTGAGGGTAAGTTAACAAACCCAACACAGAAACTAGCTGCTAATGGTATTATTGCATTACGAGATCGTATTAAGAACACACCAGACTTTTGGGAAAAGGTTGTTAAAACCTTTGGTGAAGATCATGCTAAAACTATGTTCGATGATGTGCGTGAGTTTGTATCTTACTCGCTAACAAATTATCAATTACAACTAACCCTTCAACGTATGAAACTAGGTGGTACTCCTATTTGGAGTAAACTATCCAAAGCCTTTAAAGACCTATTGGGTTTAAAGGGTGATGAAAGAACAGCACTAGATGATGTACTACGTTATGGTGAAAGTCTCATTCAATCTTCTGATGGATTACCCCTAGGACGTAAAACAGAAGATGGTTTATTTTCAAATATGAGAGCAATACACACACCACAAGATGCTTGGTCTGCTATTAAGAATGGATCACTTCGAATCTTTGCACATGGGTTCACTCAGAACCTACGTCAGATGATGAGACATAATCCTGAGTTTTCTAAGTTAGCTGAGTTTGTGGATGAGGCTGATCGTGCTAGAGAATCTCTTGTTCGTCTAACTACTTATGGTAAAGACTCATTCCAAGATTGGGCTAACAAAGGTAGATTCTTCTTTAAACTTGGTGGTGCTGAAAACAAAGATGCACTTGTTCCGGCTATGCATGGAATGAAGGGTGTTGATATCGCTACAACGATGGACTCTCTAATGGATGGTTATCGTCGTGGTGTTGACATCCAAGAAACAATTAATAACAATAAAGCTAACTGGACACCAGAACAAGCTAACCTAGCTAATGCTGTTGCTAAGGCAGTTGATAAACTCTGGGAAGCTGCTGTTAAAATGCAGGGTGGTAATGATCTTAATCCAAAGTTAAAACAACGTATGGGTTATGTCCTAACCTCTAGAACTGGTGACTACGCCACAACTATTAATGTTAATGGTGTTACAATCAGATCAGAATACTTTATGACCAAGGCTGAAGCTGATCACTGGGCTAACTGGTTTAGACAACAAACTGCTGGTAATAAATATGTGGAAATTAAAACAGACTCTGTTGAAAACCTTAAGTCTGGTTCTGCTACAGATAATCTTGTAGATTTTATTGATAGTCTTAAAGGTCTTACTGATGCTGAGATTAATCAGAAGCTACAGAACACTTATACTGCTTTAACAGAAGAGAACTCTGCTATTGGAAGACACTCCAGACAGTAA